CTCTGTTACTAAAAACATAACTATATCAGGAGACAATAATGTTATAGATTCAAACCTAGAAAACATAACTCTAATCAATACCAATGGGGTAACAGTAACAGAATCAAATGTAACCTACATCAACGGAGAGATAAGAGGAGATGGCAGCGTGGTAACTATAGATACTAGTACTACAGCGGACGAAAGTATTACTACTTATTTATGCGATACCTCAAGCACCAAAATTACTGTCACCCTGCCTGCAACTACTACAGTCGGAAAGGTTTGGAACTTTAAAAAGATAGCTGTAAATTTTGTAATGATAATAAGAACTCCTCATGGTTCTGCAACCACTATAGACGGTTTAGCAGATATACGAGTTACTGGCTACAATAATTCATACTCTGTTCAATTTGACGGAATAAACTATAAAATAATATAACATGACATACATTCCAGACATATACAGCGGAGTCATATCAGTACCTATAAACACTACATTAATGATTACACTTAATAGTCAAATGATTAATTACGGAGGTTTAAACATACAAGGGGTTTTAGTTATACAAGGAGATTTAATATTAAAATAAAAATACAATGGCAAATATACAAATAGGCGCAGCAGCAGGAACTACTTTAGGCAACCCACCAAGCGGAGACTTTTACATCTTTATAGATAGTGATAATGTGAACGCCTACACTTTAAGAGATAGCTCTGGAATGGACACTATACTAGGAAGCGCAAACCCTGCAACCTTATACGGTCTTTATTCGCAAACTGTACAAAGCGCAACTATTACAAATACAGTAACAGAAACAAGTATTGTGGGAACTGGAGTAGGTAGCTTAACAGTACCTGCTAACTTTTTTACGGTAGGCGATTCTTATCATGGTAAAATAGGAGGAGTTATTTCTGCTCAAAATGGAGACGATGTAACTTTAAGAATTAAAACAGGAACAACAGTATTAGCAAGTACAGGAGCAATATCTTTAAGTCCAGTAACTGCTTTAGGATGGGAGCTAGAGCTAGACTTTACAATAGCAGCAATAGGAGCAACTGGAACTATTTGCACCAATGGAAACTTTGCATATAATAGAGACACAGGAAGTTTAGAGGGGTTTGTTTTTCAGGACGTACAAGTAATAGACACTACTGCGAGTAATACACTAGACATAACCGTAGAATGGGGGCAAGCTAAAGCTCAAGACCAAATATACAGCGCAAACTTTGTACTATATAAAACTTACTAAGAATGGCAGACGATAAGGTAGCATTAGAAATATTTATAGAAGCAGACAAAGCTCAAATGTCTTTAGGAGATTTAGAGGCAGGCTTTGATTCTATGAAAGAAAGACTTAAAGAAGTTGGTAGAGGTAGCGAGGAGTTCAAAACCCTTTCTACGGCAATGGCTAACACCTCCAAAGAAATCAAGAATATAGAGCTAGGCTTTGAAGGTTTGGACAGAGAGCAGGTAGCTAGTGAACTCGGAAGTGTTGCAGGAGCTGTAGGAGATGTAACAGCTAGTCTAGTTTTAATGGGTGGCGAGTCTGAAACAATGGAGCAAATAGGCGCATCTATTGAAAAAGCTATGGCAATCTCTATGGGTTTCAAAGGAGCTATAGAAGGGTTAAGCTCTGCAAATAAACTTTATAACAACTTACTCAAACAAGGCAAGGTTGCACTCATCGCTAAGACTGTAGTAGAGAAAGCAGCAGCAGCAGGAACATGGTTACTTAATGCAGCTAATAAGGCATTAAATATTACTTTAAAAGCTAACCCTATCGGATTAATAGTTACTGCTCTAGGTTTAGTAGTAGCTGGGGTAGTATATTTTAAGGATTCTATAATGAGCTTAATAGATACAGCTTTAAAACCATTTCAATGGATTATAGACATCCTTATTGATGGCTTACAAGCTATGGGTATAATGGCAAGCGATGAAGCTATAGCTCAAGAGGAGGCAGCAGAAAAGAAAATAGAAAGCTATCGGAAGCAAGCAAAAGAACTAGAAAAACTAAGAGAGGCACATGAGAGATTATCTGAAAAGGTATTAGGCGATTTGGAATATGAACTAGAATTACTAAAAGCTAAAGGAGAAGATACAGCAGAAGCAGAATGGGATATAGTAAACCAAAAAAAGAAAGCAGCAAAAGAAGCTAAAAAAATAGCACAGGACGAATATAACAACTCTAAGAAATTAATAGACCTAAGAAGGGCGCAAAATAAAGAGGTAACAGACGAGGACATTCAAGCTCTTAATGCTTTAGTTGATAACGTACACGCTACAAGAGACGCTTACACAGATGCTACAAGAGACCAAACTATATTTTTTGCCAACCGTAAAAGACAAAGAAAAGAGGACAGAGAAGCAGAAGCAGAAGCGGATAAAAAAGCAGCAGAGGAAGCTAAAAAGAGGTGGGAAGCAGGAGCAGCAGATAGGGCTATGGCTAGGTCTAAAGAACAGCAAGCTAAGAAGGATGCTTTAATGGAGGACATCGAAAGGGTAGAGATAGATAAGACCATGCAGACTGAGGAGCTAGATAGGCACTCAATACATATAGAGGGGTTAATATCTAACGAGCAAGCTCTAAGAGATGCAATGATTCAGTTTTCAGATGCGCAGTTAATAAAGATAGAGGAGGAAAGACAGGCAAGACTAGCAGCTAACCAAGAAAGACTAGAAAGCGCATCTCAAGTAATCGGAGCAATAGGTAGCTTAAATAGTGCAGCATTAGCAAATGACTTAAAGAAAGCAGGAGATAACGAAGCATTAAAAGAGCGATTAAGAAAAGCAAGTTTCGAACGTGAAAAGAAACTAAACATAGCAATGGCTTTGGTAAATGGCGCACAGGCTCAAATGTCTATATTAGCACAAACCCCAAAAGCAGATTTTGGAATCGCTACAGCTATAGCAATGGCAGCAGCAGCAGTTACAACTATAGAACAGATAGCAGCAATTAAAGACACATCTTATCAAGGCGGCGGTAGTCCTGCAGCCTCAGAGTCAGCATCAGTACCAAGCGCAGGAGGAGCAGGCGCAGCAGGTGGAGGAGCAGCCATAAGTCCAGTAAGTAACACTAGCACTATACTCGGTAATCAACAAGTATATGTAACTGAAACAGACATAACAGAAACACAAAACAATGTAAGCGTAATAGAAGAAAGCGCAACTTTTTAAAATAATAGATATGGAAAAAATAGAAGTATTTGAACTGGTAATAGACACCGATGACGAAAGCGGAAATTCTGCAATAAGTTTTGTAGATAGACCTGCAATAGACAGTAACTTTATAAAGTTCTCAGAACAAATAGAGCATAAGTTTAAAATTAAAGACGAGGAGAAGCGTATTGTGGAAGGGTACTGCATGGTTGCGGAACTTTTAATTGCTCGCGTAACAGACGAAGGAAAGAAATTTTTTGTAAAGTTCTCAGCTAAGACTATTGAGCAAATAAGAGAAAAGCAAAGTAGACTAGGGTTAAACAACAGTTTTAATCTTATGCACGATTCAGAGAATAAAGCAGAAGGAGTGTATATGTTAGATAACCTTATTATAGACAATGAAAGGGGAAAGGTAGCACCTAAAGAATTTGAGAAAGTACCTAACGGTAGTCTGTGGATAAGTGCAAAAGTTGATAACGATGAAATATGGCAATCTGTAAAGGATGGAACTTTTCAGGGCTTTAGTGTTGAGGGTATGTATAAGCAACTAGAAAGCGTATCAATGGATGAAGAAACAATTAATAAAATAATCAAAACAATACAAGACTTTGAAAAAAGTATAGAGGACAATGTACAACTAAGTAACAAACAAACAATAGATAATATGAGTAAAGAAACTTTAGACAAAGTAAAGAGCTTAATTTTTGGCGAAGAAACAACAGAGGTAGCTGTAGAGGCAACTCCAGAAGTAACCGAAGTTAAGCTAATGGCTGCTGAATTAGCAGACGGTACAATGGTAAACATAGAGCCTGCTTTAGAAGTTGGTGCAGTAGTAACTGTTGAGGTAGAAGGAGAAGTAGCTCCAATGCCTAACGGAGAGTACCCACTAGCAGACGGAACAGTAGTAACTGTAATGGAGGGAGCAATTTCTGACATTAAAGAAGTAGAAGCAGAAGAAGAAGAAGCAATGGAAACAGAAGCAACTCCAGTAGCTGAAACTGTAACAGAAGCAAAAATCAGAAAGATTATTGAATCAACTGAAACAGTATTCGCAAAGGTTGAAACTTTAGAAACTGAGTTATCAGAAGTTAAAGCAGAGTTTGCTAAATACAAAGAAGAAGCAGACACAAAAGAGAAAGCTATGTTTTCAGCAGTAGAGGAATTAGCTAACGAATCTAGCGTAGCACCAATTAAGAAAAAAAGAAGCGGTGTAATTTCACCAAAAAAGAAATCAATTTTTACAGTAAATAAATAAACATTAAAAAAGAAACATTATGGCATTTGACGTAACGGCACTTAGTGCATACATTGAACAAATGGACTTTCCTTTAATTGCACAGATGCAAGCGACAGGAGGTTTAGCAGAAAAAGTAAACATTCAAACAGGAATCAAAGGTAGTTCAAACTTACAGTTTTTATCAACTGATGTTGTTTTTGGAGCAGATGGCTGCGCTAGAATAACAGGAGATGAAACTACATTTACCCAAAAAACTATCACAGTCGGAGCTATTCAAGTAGCAGAAGATTTATGTATTAAAGACCTTAATGGATACTGGGCGCAAGTTCTAGTGAAGAAAGGTGCAGCAGGAGAGGAAGAAATGCCAATGGAAATTGAAGCAGTTTACATGGAAAAGAAAATGAACGCTTTAAAAAACCAACTTGCAATTTCCGACTTTCAGGGAAATTTACTTTCAGCAACGAACAACCTATCATTTTATGACGGCTTGCTAGTTCAGCTTGACGCTGATGGTACTGTAGTAGATGGTAACACAGGAGCAGTAACAGTAGCGACTGGAATCTCTAGCTCTAACGTATTGGATATCTTAGATGGAATGTGGGAGTCTATTCCTGACAATATCTCAGATGCAGAAGATTTATCTTTGTGGATTCCTACATCAGTTTACAAAAAATATGTAGTAGCATTGAAAAACGCTAACTTATTCCACTACTCAGCAGATGGAGAGCAAGAGTTCTTATATGGTACAAATGTAAAACTTTGTAAAACTATCGGACTACCAGGCGCAGCAGGAACTGAGAGAATGGTATTGGCTAGAGATAGCGGGATAACAGTAGGTCTTGATGGAGATTCTGATGAAGATTCTATGACTGTGAGATTAGACCCAGTATCTGAAAGAAGCATCTTCTTCGATGTTAATTTCAAGCGGGGAATTTCTTATAATTTTGGGTCAGAAATTGTAGAATTTACATTAGTACCTTAATAGGACTTTAACAATTAACTTAAAAGGGGTGGGTAAAATACCTTACCCCTTTTTTTATAAACACTAAAAAAAATATAAATTA